GTTTGCGAGACTACAACCCAATTGCCTCAAATGTTTGTTTGCTTGAGAATGAATCAGCCGAGCACAGTGATGAGATCTTTGGTATTGGCTATGGAAATGTTATCATAACAAATCAGCACTTGTTTAGGCACAACAACGGTGAATTGACCATAAAATCCAAACATGGCACCTTCAAATGTAAAAACACTTGCGCTTTGAAGTTGCTTCCAATAGATGGTCATGATTTGCTTCTTATACAGATGCCCAAAGATTTCCCAGTTTTTCCACAGAAACTTAGATTCAGAGAACCAACGCATGAAGACAAAATAGTATTGGTGAGTACTAATTTTCAAGAGAAGAGCTTTTCAAGTGTAGTCTCTGAATCAAGCAACATATCAAGGGTTAAGCAATCCAATTTCTTTAAGCACTGGATTTCAACAGTGGCGGGACAGTGTGGAAACCCTATGGTTTCTACCAAGGATGGGTTCATAGTTGGGATTCATAGCTTAACAGCTATTTCAGGAGATCTCAATGTGTTTACTTCCATACCACCAAATTTTGAAGAGGAGATTTTGAAACAAATGAACAAAAAGAACTGGTGTTGCGGTTGGAAGTTGAACACTGCACAGATTGGATGGGACGGAATTAAGATTGTGGATGATCAGCCAAAAGAACCATTTCCAGTGTCAAAAATGGCAGGGTTGCTAAATGATCTACAACTTAGCTTCCAAAGTGCAAAGAACACAAAATGGTTATTTGAGCGGGCACATGGGAACATAAAAGCAGTTGCCCAGGCTCCAAGTGCCTTGGTCACCAAGCACGTCGTGAAAGGGAAGTGTAGCTTGTTTGAGGTCTACCTAACCACAGATGAGGAAGCAGAAAAATTCTTCAGACCGTTGATGGGTGCGTACCAGAAGAGTCGATTGAATAAAGAAGCATATGTGAAGGATTTGATGAAATATGCAACACCAATTGAGGTTGGCTTGGTTGATACAAGGTGTTTTGAGAGAGGTTTTGAAAAAGTGCAAGCCATGTTGGAAAGGAAAGGGTTTGACAAGTGCAATTATGTCACATATGGGCCTGACATATTGAATGCACTCAACATGAAGGCAGCCATGGGAGCATTGTATTCAGGAAAGAAGAAAGACCACTTTACAGACATTAGTGAAGACAAGTTTGACAACATTTTGCAAGCTAGTTGTGAAAGATTGTTTAATGGAAAAATGGGAGTGTGGAATGGTTCCTTGAAAGCAGAGTTGAGGCCTCAAGAAAAAGTTTTGGCAAACAAAACCAGATCATTTACAGCAGCACCCATCGATACTCTCTTGGCAGGCAAAGTCTGTGTGGATGACTTTAACAACAAGTTCTATAGTTTGCACTTGAAGATACCGTCCACAGTGGGGATTACAAAGTTTTATGGAGGATGGGATCGCTTACTTGAATCGTTGCCAGATGGTTGGGTGTATTGTGATGCAGATGGTTCCCAATTTGACAGCTCACTCACACCATATCTCCTGAATGCTGTTTTGGAACTGCGGCTTAGATTCATGGAAGAATGGGATTTGGGTGAGCAGATGTTGAAGAATCTTTACACAGAGATTGTGTACACACCGATCTTAACACCTGATGGCACCATTGTCAAAAAGTTCAAGGGTAATAACAGTGGGCAACCTTCCACAGTTGTTGATAATACTCTTATGGTGATCATGGCTGTTTACTATGCGGCAGAAAAGATCGGAATAACAGGACAATTGGAACACACACTTGTTTTCTTTGCTAATGGTGATGATCTCCTCATAGCCATTAAACCAGAATGTGAAGTATATCTCGATAGGTTTGAGGAATTGTTTAGTGAACTAGGCTTGAGGTATGATTTCACAAGCAGAACAAGGAAGAAGGAGGAGTTGTGGTTTATGTCACACAGAGGAGTTAAGGTGAACAACATGTGGATCCCAAAGCTTGAGGAAGAGCGCATTGTATCTATACTGGAGTGGGACAGAGCTCTCCAACCAGAACACAGGCTTGAAGCAATTTGTGCGGCAATGATTGAAGCATGGGGCTACCCAGATCTGTTAAACCACATAAGGAAATTCTATCTCTGGGTTCTTGGTCAAGCACCATACAGCCAACTGAGCGCTGAAGGAAAGGCTCCGTACATTTCGGAAGTGGCACTCAAACACTTGTACACTGAGGAAAAGGTCACACCAGCAGAATTAGAAAGATATAATATTGCACTAGTTGACTGTTTTGAATCTGAGAGTGATGAGACACTCTTTTGCAAGTTTCAGTCAGACCAAGATAAACTCAATGCAGGAGAGAAGAAGAAAGACAAAGACAAGAAAGTGGATGAAAATTCATCAAAAGACTCTGAGGGACAGAGTAGCAGACAGATAGTGCCTGATAGAGATGTCAACACAGGCACAGTTGGGACTTTTTCAGTTCCTAGGCTCAAGAAGATAGCAGGAAAGCTCAACATTCCGAAGGTTGGTGGAAGGATGGTGCTTAACTTGGATCACTTGTTGGACTACAACCCATCACAGGATGACATCTCGAATACCATAGCAACACAAGAGCAGTTTGAAGCATGGTACAATGGTGTCAAGCAAGCATATGATGTTGATGATTTACAAATGAGCATTATTCTAAATGGTCTTATGGTGTGGTGTATTGAGAATGGAACATCAGGAGATCTACAAGGAGAGTGGACCATGATGGATGGTGAAGAACAAGTTACATACCCTTTGAAGCCAATTTTGGATAATGCAAAGCCAACATTCCGCCAGATAATGTCACACTTTTCACAGGTTGCAGAGGCTTACATAGAGAAACGGAATGCAACAGAAAGGTACATGC